CCATCTTTACCGTGATCACTTTCAAGTGCTACCTTTGTAGATGCCGCTGCTACGGAATCAACAATAATTGTTAGAATTCGATCCTTGTCACTTTTACGAACAATAGCGATCATTCGTTCCATCTGGGCAAAAATATCTTCAACGGTTTCACATTGAACATACAATAACCTAGACAAGTCTACACCTAAACTTTTCCAGAATTCAGGAGCAGCTGAGTTTTCTGTATCAATTACTACAGCAATACCACCTTTCTTTTGGGTGTCGGCAACAACGTGCGCGGATAACAAACTTTTACCAGTACCTTCAAGTCCGTTAAATTCTACCATTTTTCCAACCGGCAACCCGCCGTGTGGACGATTACTAATTGCCAAATCTAAAATAGAAGAACCAGTGCTAATCCAATCCGTGATTTCAGATGGATTGTCTTGTTCATCTAGAAAATGAGCAATCTTTCCACCCTCTTTATTTGCTTTATTTAATTCATTTGCCAACATTTCGATTAGTTCGTCACGTTGACCCGTATCTTTACTAACACTTTTTTTTGCCATAACGTATATAAATAGAAAGCCGGTGGACTATAAAAACTCCACCGGCTTATTTTTTAATTTTTAAGAGTTAAACAAGTCATCAAATGCTTGATCTACACTATCTTTACCCTTAGCTTTAGCTGTACTTGGTGATTGAACGGCTTTTGCTTGGGATGTGACCACGGGGCTTGTGGGGAATGGAGCTTCATCGTCATCTCCACTTGCGGTTGGTTCTGTTACGATCTCAGAAGCAGCAGCTTCTGGATTTAACCATTTATCCATAACATCTTTTAGATCGTTATAGGATAGTTCTTCAAATAGATCCAAAATATTAACTTGGGACTTCAACGCTTCCATCAACTGTGCGTTTTTAGGATCTACCGCGAGACTTACATTTGGCTTAACACGAATGCTTGTTTCTGGGAAACTAGCTCCGCCTTCAGCTGTCTTGAATTCTACAACGATATCACGACCATTGGTTAGATCGGTAATATCACCAAAATCAGGATCACTGATGATTGATAGAAGTTCTTGATAAACTTGTTTACCAAATCCCCAGAACTTTACGCCTTCTCCTTCTTCGCCACGAATAATAGCTGGTACGAAAGTACGCATCTTGGGTTCCATCTTACGACCCATCTGCCAATCTTCTTTTGAACCAGTCTTTTTCAGACGATTAGCAAATTCAACGATTGGATCTGGACGACCAAAACTATCAGGAGATAGATATGTCTTGTTGTTGATGTTGTAATGAAACTTTAGTTCAATGAATGGATTATCAGGTACATACTTGTACGGAACAATACGAACTACCTGTTTCCCAGGCTTTGGTTTCCAAATCAAGTTTGATTTCTGATTTGTGTTTGAGAGAGAGCTCAAACGGCTCTTTAGCCGACTTAGATCTAATGCCATAATTATTTAATATTTAATGTTTAATTAGTTAATTAATTCGTCTGGTTCACTCAAACCAGATTGTATAACCAACTCGAAACTAAGTCTACACTAGGTGCAGACCAAAATCAAGTCAAAAATACATATTAAATTTCAGAGATAGAAAACAATTTTAATGAAACTATTTTTACCCCAATTTCATTGGTTAAAATAATACTGTTTTTATATAAATCCCAATTTAATTGAAAGCTCTTATCAAATACACCATTGTTTTCATCAGCAATCAACTTATTCATTGCATTGAGCGTATATAGTGTATTTGTTTGCTTCTTACGATGTATACTAATGGTGCCTTTGTATCTATTAATTTGTTCACGTTTTTCAACGTTGAATGTTAGATATAATTCCCGAAGATTATTTTCGTTAGCAAATATAAAGATCTTATTATCTATAAGAGTATATTGCTTTGGTATTTCTTTTAATGCGTCTGTATATTGACTACTATTAGAAAATGTACAGAGCAATTGTTTTTGAGTTATCATATTTTGTCAACGACTTTCTGACCTTCTACTTTGAATGTAAATTTACTTCCGCTACTACTATCCATTGCATAATTAGCATATGTTGGTGTGGCAATGTCGTCTTTCATTGTAATGCCAATAAACAAATAAAGATTAACACTTAGATATCCTTCATCCGGTACAACATTGATCTTAATCTTACCTAATTTGATATCATTATATTTTTTAGGAATTTCTAAGTTGAAATTGCTTTTATACTTTAACTTCTCTATTTTTTCTCCCGTAAATTTGATCAAAGGTAAACTTACATTAGTACCAAATACAGCTTCGGATGAAAGTAGACTAGATAGTTTAATAAACTCTTCACGGATTTTATTTGGATCTGATGTATTGACATCTTTCAATACGTTGTTTAGTATTAAATCTAAATATTTCAAAGCTAAAATGTTTGCTCTATATTTAAATATAGGTCTTAAAGTATCTCTTTCCAAACAATCGTTAATATCAAAGTCTGCTTGGATTTGATTAATAGTGTATACTAAATTTTCTTTCAATTTCTTAATACTGTCCAACTCGACCTTTTCTATATTGATAGGAAAGAATTGTATTAATGAATCATTATTTGATAGTTCTGTGATTTTATTAATCAATGATATATCTTCCGTATTTGATTTCAAAACGTTCTTAAATAAAGTTAAATTTTTATCAACCGTACTTGTGTACGATGCGTGTTGTTTGTCACATTTACTAGAACCTTCGTCAATCGTACCAAGTTCTCTTTCAAGATCATTTTCTATTCTTTCTAAATTTTTAAGTTCCGTCGATTGTAATTGATTAACATCCGCGTTAAGTTCTTTAAAAAAGAAATTTGTTATCTTTGTAGTAAACGGATTTATTGCATTAATAAACGATGAAAAATAATTTTTTGCAATTTCAGGTATAGTTTTAATTTTATCAATTGCGTTTTTGATGCTGTTGGATATAGTATCTAAAAATCCCTCATTAAGTTCTTCTTTTTTGACTTTCTTGGAAGATGATTTTTCTGCTGGAGAAGCTGATATTGTTTGACCAACGTATTGTGCCAACTGCGTTAATACGTGTCCTAATCTAGCAGATCCAGCTTTAAGACTTATTAATGCAAATTTAATATCTTCACCTTTTATCTTTGCCATGGAATCTACGTCTTGACTTTCTATATTTCCTGTCTTTAAAGCGTTAAACACATCTTCTTTAGTTCCACCATAGATTAAGACAATATCCGCTGTGTTCTCTTTTGTTTCTTTTCCTTTAACAAATTTCGAATTGTAAATATCCGCGGCGATATAAAAATCTTTTATAGACGCATGAATAAAATTTGATGGTGTACCTAATTGCGCTAAAGTTACTCCTGATGATCCGCCTATATTTTTTAAATCTCCATCAACCAAATTGTAAATCTTTAAATTTTCCTCACGAGCGTTTGTATCCGAGATAGATTCCAATCTAGTTCTTAGGTTACCCCATTCTTTAAGAAATCCGATTGCAAAATCTACATAATCACCGCTTGTTTTTAATGTTTTATAGTCAGTAATACCAAACGCAGTCAATATAGGAATTGTTTCAAATATTTTTGTTCTATCTGTTTTTTCTGCATTTTTTAAGAATTCTAACTTATTAAGAAGATCTGGGTTGATGATATTTATTATTTTTTCAGCTTTCTTTATGTATGATGATGGCGATATAGCGTCTGCTACTATTATATGTTTAGATTGACTATCATCGTATATTTGTTCACCGATTAAACTACCCTCAGTATCATACCAATTAAAACCTTTTTTATAAAACCCAAATTTCTTGGCTTCATCAACACTATAGTTTACCAATGGAGTTTGTCCCATCAATATAGCCTCTACTCCATAAGCATCTTGTTTCTTTTCCCGTGGCGTTCTTTCGTCTGTATCTTTATTACCCTCAATATCTTTTTCTAATGTTTGATCTAATGTCGCGGGTTGACTTTTAGATTTTTCAGAAGATGTTTGTTCACCACCTTCTGGTTCACCATCTGCAGTAAAAATATTAGTTTGTGCCTTTTTAGGATTTTCAGCAAAGTGAGTTCCTTTGTTTACAGCTCTATCTCTATATTGTTTATTTGGAAACGTTACAAGTATACCGTCTTTGTTGTATGCTTGTCTTTCAGGAAATCTACCAGCTTCAAATAATCTAGCTGTTTTATCTACAATTTCATTAATATCGTAACCAGCCTTCTCCAAGTACTCCTGCAATACAAAAACGTGATCTTCATTTTTAAGATCCAATGTTCCGTTTTTGATACGACTATCACAACCAATTTCGTTTACTAATGATTTAAAGTTCATCTAATATAAATATACATATAAATATATTTACATTTGGACTAATTTCAAATCATTGTAATTATTTCCAATATAGGTTTTTACTTTAAATCGTTTGTTTTTGATAATATCAACCAAATCAATTAATTCTTGTTTATTTGTGTCATTGTGTACATCAAATACAATTGAGTCATACACGTATAGTATGGGTACAATTCTCTTATCACTAACAAACTTAATACACTTACTCAGACTATCAATTCCATATTCAGTCTCAGCAGCTTGAATTATATAAGAAAACAATTTATTTCTGTTGGGATCAATAATGTGCTTATTTGTAATTTTACGTTTATATACTGGAGTTGTTATATATCCATTCTTTTCAAATTTTTGCCAGTACTTATCCTTTAATTCGTTTACCTTTGCAAAATACGGAATGTTACAGTACTGTTGTGAAATTTGTCCATATAGATTAACCATCGTCAATTTCTTTGATTTAGCTATATCTTCAGATGTTACTGTGTCAACATCAAAATAATATTTGGCTAAATGTTCATATATCGTTTCCTTCTCAGGAACTTTATAATCAATCAAATTAGCCACAATGTACGGATGAAATCCGGTAAAATCTACCATCATTAAGTGACCAGATTCTCCATACCTAGACACAAAACTAGCTCTGGATCCATCATCTTTTTTGAGCGCTACATAATTAATATTATCATATGCATTACTTGGTCTACCAGTAGGATTGTAGATATTGTAGTTTGTGTATATGAATTTGTTATATGTTTTACTTTTAAAGTATTTTGAAAATACGCCTGTATCAACTTTTAATCCATTTTTTTCCACCTCAAACAAAGTGTCAGATATAACGTTATTAAAAAACTTGAAACAATAATTGTCTGTGTCTTTATCACCCAACGTCTCAATTTGCTTTATCTCAACATCAAATATTCGCTGGTGTATAACATATGGCAATATCAAATTAAAGTTATTGATATTACGATAATTGTATTTCAGAAAGTTCTCAGTCAAACACTCTACTTCATCTAATATTTCGTTGTTGTTAATGAATCCAAACAAATTAACATCTATCAAATTACAATTTAACCAGTACTTGTATGTCTTTTTATTATTGACATACACGATTAAATTTTGCGATTCAATCTCAGATTTAAACTCTTTAAATGTACAATCTATAGGTAAATCGTTGTGTTCAAAATTTAAATATTGTTTGGTACCATCTTTAAAATTAAAGATGAAAGCAGCAATAATATCATTACAAGCGTTATGATAATTATCGTGTTTTGTAATTAATTTTAAATAAATTTTAGATGAATACTCCACAACTTAATTTTACAACAACAATATGGAAAGTCAATTTTATTGTTTGTAAAACTGAGTAATATTTGAAAAAACATCATTAGCACCTCTAATTATGGTGCTTATCTGTTCCACTTGCTTTTTGTTGAATTCTATCACTCCCTGTTCCAATAACATTTTACCGTCATATTTGCTATTTAATACACCTGTAATCTTCCATTTGAACTTTGCCTTTTTAAAAAAGTTACTATCCATTTTACCATATACATCGGATGAAACTTCAGTTATCTCATTGTAGTTTATTTTAGAAACTACATATCTTTCTATGTATCCAACTTTGTAGTCTTTATCGGTCGGCATTGGCAAAAATGTATTTGGTAGGTTAATATTAAAATTACCCAAATTTAATTTTGTCTTGGTTATAATATCCGTATCTTTTATTGTCATACAGGCACCAATTCAATATTTTGATCTGCTACACATCTAGCTAAACAACCCACAACAGTTTCCCATTTACCATTTCCAGCGGTTACATAATGTGTAACATCGGTTATCATAAATATAACATTTTCAGGAATATATGGTTTTGGAAAATTAGAAATACCAAAGTGTTGAAACATTCTAAATCCAAATATACCATCAAACGTTATAGTCAGTGAAAAGTTTGGAGATATACCACTATACAACGGCAAGTTATTTTCTATATCTTGATCATCTATAATTTGACCCAACTTATCTTTCAAATCAGGTGACAAGTTTAATTGTTTGTAGTTCTTTGAAGCATCGTTTGCAATTTCACCTGGGGCTACGTAAGCACTAGTAATAGTTAATACTTTATCTATATTACCATAAGTTTGTATTGTGGAAATCAATGGATTTTGATCCACTGTAAGCTCGTCTTGTGAAGGTACAGTATTGCTCTCACCTGTGCCCGTTTCTTCCTCCTTATTGAATTTATCCAATCTATCTATGAAGCTAGTTAATGGCATACTTGCGTTCTTTGCACTCATAGATGTATCAGAATCATCTGGTTTATTTATACCAGCTTGAAACAGTGTTAATGTAGCTTGTTCATTTGTTAACGACGCGTCAAAACTAATACTCTTTATACACGATTCAGTACCGCCGGCATCAAATACGTATACTTTTTTCAAACTGGGAGCCTTATCACCCAAATCAATATAATTGTTATCTAGTATTGATAATCCACCCAAATCATCTTGTGATATTTGAAACTTCCAGAATCCATTTGAAGCTTCATTGATAACGTTTAATACAGCGTTTGCAAATTGTTGCCAAGTTTGAATTTCTTTATTTTCCGTAATTTCAAGTACTTTAGTTTTACTGATGTATATATTTTTTAAATTGCCATATCTAAATTTCTTAAATGTTCTTTTGATTGATTTTGATCTTTGTTTTTTTGGATCGGTTAATACCAATTCATCCCCATTCAATTCAACTTCTTTGTCATAAATAAAAGGAAATGATATATTATCCGATGGACTATCTTCACTCAATGCTCCGATGTCATAATACAATCTGTTTATAATGGTATCTAAGTTATCTCTATAAGCGCCTGCTGTTTTAAATACAGTTTCAACTTTTTTAGCAGCTCTATATAATTCATCATTTATATCGGTCACTTCTATATCATATTTAGATTTTAAAAAGTTATTTTGATTTACATCTCCATTTTTTAAATAACCACCCGATTTTATTTCTGTTTCTACTCGACTCTGCGCTGTTGGATCGAGTTTATTATTTTTTATCGTATTCAAATAACTTTCATCCGGTAACTTCTTACCAATATTAAATTTTGGAGCAATACCATTTGGAATTAATACGTGAGGGTCGCAACTTATCAAATTTGGATGTGCGTTAATTATCTTATCGACGTTAATAGTAAATGTTTTGTTTGACACAACTGTGCAGAATCTGTTGGCAACTTCAAACAGAAAATCTAATTGCATCCAAACTTCATCGTCACCCTTAGTATCAAAATCACACCGATCATCTTTATATGATACAGCTTTATAGTCCACCTTACCAATTTTAACAGATTTGTATGATATACTATCGTCTCCAATTGGAATTGATGGTTTTTTATATACATTAGTCGCATCAGTTCTACCTATAAAGATTCGATTTTCAACTTTACCATCGTAAAAATTTTGGTTTTGTATGAAGTGTTGATTTATCGAATTATCATAATCATCTGAATTGGATATACCGCTTGATGCGATATACGCCATAAAGTTTTTTCTATCAACTATAACTTGTTTTAACTTAGGTAATCCTGTTTTTAAGAATGTTTTTAACCCAGTATATTCTTTGGTTTCGGTTGGAATCTTTTTTCCAGTCGCATCTGTCTTTGTCTCTGTGGTGGTACTCACATTATTTTCAGCCGGCATACCAGCAAATAATGCCTGTCGAGAAGTTAATTCAACGCTACAATCATATACGGTGCCATCTTGAGTGGCAAAATTATATTTGGTGATAATACCGGTTATACATCCATAATTACCATATGATTGATACCATCTATCCATCACTTTTTGTGGTTGTTGTATAATAGACCAACATTCATCGGGATTACTCAATTCGATCAACGAATTGATATTAAATAAGTTCCATCCAATTTCAACAAATACGTTTATTCTGGGTGTTAAAAAGAATGGTGCTAAATATTCCAATTGAGCCAATCCATAACATTTGAATTTTATCGTAACAAAAGCTAACATATCTTTGCTAGTTTTTATTTCTATGCTATCTAAATTAGGCGGTGGTAATACAGAAGATATTTCAGATTTCTGTGCGCTTTCTATAATCTTGCCATTTCTGTTAAAAGTACTTGGCCATTTGGAAGAAAATTGAGATCTATATTTAGGATCTATATAATGTGGTTCACCATTGGCTTCGTATCCAATGATAGCCTTATCTTGTTTTAATATATTTCCCTCTTGTTTGAATCCGTATGCTTCATAAAAACCATTACCAGGCATAAATAAAAATCCATCATATGCCTTTTCTTTACCATTTTTATTTAATATCGTGCTACGTGGCACCAATCCATTTCCCGCTATACCAGTACCATTTGAAAATACACGTATCCATGGAGTCATCGGACCTTTGTATTGATCATGTTTATTGAAAAAATCATAAACTACACCACTTGGATCTCCTGAACTTGGATAGTTGAAACCAACATTATTTGTGTTTTTTCTACGTCGTAACTCACGAATCAGTGAAACGGGAATATTTTGTACTTCCCACCATCTAGGTTCTTCCGCGATTTCTTCCTCGTATGCCATATAACTTAACTATTAATCTGTTTAAGATTCTGCAATATATTTGGTAAGTTACCTGGTATTCGTAATTGTTTATCTGCATTAACAGACAATTTACCCTCTGCTATGTTATTAGCCAATGCAATTATCCACCAATACATTTCGTCCCCATAGTATTTTTTAGCTAAAGCGTCTAAATAATCTTCATCGGACGTTGTAATATACAGATCATCGTCAGACTCAGGTATATTCGGATAATATGTGGTTTTAAATACCATTTTACCATCGTATCTTTTTTCAGTTGGTGTAAATTGATATCTCATTCATTTCCTTGTCTATCAACATCATATCGCATATTCATTGAAAAATCATTGTTAGCTGCATCATTGTAATCTTTACCGCCATAAAGATCAGTTGTGCCAAATGTAGATACCGTAGCAGTTTCTCCAATATCCGCCTGAGTCATAGTTGGAACAGGAGCATTACCCCAAACAGCTCTTCCTGTTTTTGGTCTGTCTTTTTCCATTATAGCCATTGTGATACTAATTTCAGCTTCTCTTGGAAACTGAGCTACTTTACCTTTCATACTAGTCTTTCCAAATGTAAATATATTTCCCAAATTATAACTCCAATCTTGATTTTTCACAGTATTTTCATTGATCAATTCCCAAGATGCATCTTCTGGTATAGATACGTTGCAAGAATTTAATACAACGCAATGATTCTTATAAAAGTCACCAAGTGTAAATTGTACCATAGGCGGTATCATAAATCCACCATTAATAGTAGATGTATAATTAGAAGGTCTAGTTAAACCCACCAAATAATTTACACGTTGCCACATAGGTAATAATTCTTTAACAGAATGTGCAACTACTTTGAAGTTGAAACTAACATCTCTTGTAAATCCTTTGTAATAATATAACTTGTCAGGTCTGCCAAGATATTCAATTGGCTCCCAAGTTGCGGCATTATTTTCTTGTAATGATTTAACCGTAGCATTAAACGGTATAAATCTGTTGTTCACAATATCATAGAAATAAAACTTAACCAAATCAGGGCCCAATCCATTGAATTGATCGTTATATTTCTGAGCAAATTCATCAGCATTTAACACACCCAGACTATTAACATAATCAACATTATTGGTGGGTCTTATAAATCTATCAGTACCCTCTTTTTTTCCTAATAAGGTTGGGAATTTTTCTGGATTTGCTCTTATTCTTCCTGTATATGTATACTGATTTGCACTGTCAGATCCTTCGGGGTTCGTTCTGTCCGATTTTACTTTTGCCAAATAATTAAAACCTACATCATCAGTAACATTTTGTTGTATTTTTCCAAATGCTGGATAATGGGCATATTTTAAATTATCTGTTCCAGCGATTTTATTTTTTAAAGTAACGTTTAAATCTTGAAGATATTGTACTGTTTTATCTGTTTTATCTGAAAGTGTACGTTGATAGTTTACAGATAATTGCGGATCTGTATATTGCTTATAATTTAATAATTGATCGCTATATTCTACATCACCATCTATTTTAACTAAATCACCGTAACGATTGGTGTTAGCCCCATCCACAGAACTGATTTCAACGTTATTAATTGTATATGAATCGGTTAATTTACCAACACCAGGAGTAGTCGAATATGTAACTGATAGAAAACTATTGTTTCTTAAATTTTTATTACTCTGAACATATAATCTCAGTCTTTTAGAAACGATGTTTGTCAACGGTGTAGCAAAGAATCTCATTCCACTTGTGCCACTACTGTTACCGCCTGTTATTTTTTGCAATCCAATAGCTTTTAACAACCCACCAATAAAACCACCTTTTGTTTTTGGCTGCGTGCCTGTAAACAATAAATTATTACCTTGATTTACATTAACATTTAGATTGGCACTTTTTTTACCTCCCGACGTATCATGTGTAATAGAGTTGCTCCATCTATTAGTATTCAACATCAGATCATATGTATCTTCGTCCGCTCTGTAATTTAATCCTGCTATTGGTTGAGTAGGTGGCAACAATCCACCTAGAATCGTATTGTTCTTTAAAAATGATCCAGCTGCTTTTAATAGATTACCAAAAAATCCACCTTTACCAGCGGAATTACTCATCAAACTCTTGTATCGTTTGTTGTTATAAGCAGAGGTAGCTGTGTTACCTCTTAATAATCCTTTAACACCATCACGACCTGTAATAGGCATTACTTGATCTGCTTTATCGCCACCACCAAACAATCCCGTAAAATTGAAGAATCCACCCAATCCACCTTTAGGTACACTAGCAGCACTAGCCACACTACTGCGAGGCGGCGATGGATTTCCTTCAGTAGCACCAAACAAACCACCAATAGCTTTGGTAATGCCACCGAGACCAGCGGCCCCCATTAAACCACCCACAAGGTTACTGCTATCTATAAATCTGGTTGGCCTTTCTATAGCGCCAAATGTTGATAATCTAACTGCGGCTAAAAGAGGACTTGCTGGATTATATATCTTCGTTTCATCAAACGAAGCAAATCCCTGTAGTATTATTTGTTTTGTTAAAAAAGCGCCACCTTTACCAGATCCCAAAAATCTTCTGATACGAGTTCCATCTCTTAAGGCGGATTGTATAGGAAACGATCTACTAGCGTTTATCTTTTGACGTTGACCTTGATTCGGATTCGCGTAGAATGGGGGTGCCAATTCACTACTAATTAATCCTTTAGCGTATAAATCAATTGGTTTATTTTTGTTATATAATACGTCACTGTTATTTTTAGTGTTAAATAACGTTTCTAATTTACCAGGTGCTCTTAGATTTATATACTGTTCAGTATTTAACGGTAAAGATAAACCAGCACCTTGTATATTAGAAAGTGTGGTAACCTGCGCACCATCATTGCCTATTGCGCCATAATATGTATTACTATTTGCCATTAATTATAAATATTAGATTAATTGGTTGTTGCTTGACCAAATGAACCAAATTTTGAATTACTTGTTGCCAATAGTTGATTTGCACGTTGTCCATCAATATATACAGCAATTTGACCAGATGCCATCATTGATGTTAGTTTATCCAGTTTTTCAACCACCGCTTTGTTGGAACTTACAATTGCATTAATAATAGAATCGGTTTGTAAACCTTGTCCTTTGTTTTTTTCATCAACTTTTGCAGATTTACCAGTAGATTCATTAGTAGGTTCATCAGTAACACCAAGTATTTTACCAACAAAACTAAATCCTTTTCCTACTAAGTCAGTTATAAATCCACCCACGCCTTTTAACTTTTCCCACACTTTTTCAAGCGCATTAATAATAAATGTAAAAGCCCCACTGAATGTATCTTTTAGAACAGATCCAACTTCCGATACAGCAGACTTTATTAGTTGAAATGCTTTTTTAAATGGATACGTAATCAAATCAAACATCACATCAACTACTTTTTTAAGTGATTGGATTATAAAATCAAAAGATAAACTAAATACATCTTTAATAAACGACCCCGACTCGGATACAATTAATTTTACCAACTCAAATCCGTTTCTAAATGCATTTGTAATCAAATCAAACATTGCGCCTGACACCGATTTTAAAGCATCAACTAAGAATGTAAAAGCACCGCTAAATATATCTTTGATCAATGCGCCCACTTCGCTTATGATTGATTTCACTAAATCAAATCCGTTTCTAAATGCATTTGTAATCAAATCAAACATTGCGCCTGACACCGATTTTAAAGCATCAACTAAGAATGTAAAAGCACCGCTAAATATATCTTTGATCAATGCGCCCACTTCGCTTA